TAATGACTGAAATCCACCGCTAACATCAGTTGAAATACCAGCACTCAATAATTCAGCAGCTGCGGTTGATTCTCCAATAGAATAAGCAACTTCTACTGCGCCTTCAACTGCTGGTAAGATAGCGCCAAAAGCATTATCAGCAGCTTTTTCTGCTTCTTCTAATAATCTACTTAGGTGTGTTTGCTTGAACTGTAGCCATGTTCCAATATCGCCATCGTACCCTTTACCTTCTAATAAAGATTCTGCGGTTATCTCTAAAAGAAAATCGTTTATATCTCTGAATACTTCAGCGTATGTTTCTACTATCTGTTCGTTGTTTGCTGGGTCATAGACCATAACATTATGGTAGCTCTAAAATATCTTCTACGCTTTGGTCAGCTAAATTAAAGTTTGTTGCGATACGTAACACTTCATCAGAAATTTCTTCTTCTGTAAGTTCTGGATTAAGTAGTTTAACCTTAGTTTCAAGTGAAGCAGCTTGCGCTCTATGAAGCGATTCAATAACTGTTGCTGATTCTCTGACATCTTGTTGTACTGCATCTTGCCATTCAATACGTGGTTTCATTGGTTTATATTGTTTATTAAATATTTCAACATCCAATATCTGCAATTTCTCCAATATCTCTTCAAGTGGTTGTGTGTAGTATCTTTGTTTTTTACCTTGTGTAGTAAATGACTTACGTTCTCTAAGTTTTAACGCAGTACCAGATTCTGCTCTTCCTTCTATATTGATACCGAATGATTGCGGACTATATCCAGCAGCAGTAACTGCTCGGTCTATTAGTTCCATAACTGTTGTCTTGTGTGCTTCGTGTCTTATGTCAAATTGAACTGGCTCTATTGATTTACCTTGAAAGTTAGGGTCTATTTCAAGTCCTGTAAATACTTCTGCATCTACATCGAATGCTGCACCACGACCACGACCTCTTCTCTCTAAGTATTCAGTAGGTACAATGATTCTTGATTTGCCTAATCTGACATCTCGCATCCATGAAGTATAAGCTTCATCGATTGCATCAAATAATCCTTCAACGCCATCGTAATCTGACCTTCCATACTCATAACCTTTTAATCTTCTTAGTGGTCTTTGGTTTGGTACATATACAGATGCTAAAGAATCAAATGGTAATCTTATCTCTTCTTCTAAATCAGAAGTTTCAGCTAATTTGTCTAATGATACTCTTGTGCCAATATTTGTCTTAGTGCCTTCGTATAACGCGTGATGAATCAATCCATCTTCGTGATGTTCTATATGTCTATAAACATTCTGCCCATCTGGCGATTCATATTCGGTTACATAACCAACTGCAACTAATTGTCCATACATAAACGTAGCAATCGCTCTATCTGGACTAACTACTTGAACTGTAGGATTCTGCATAAATTCAGTATTCCAAACTAATCTTAAAAATACGCCGCCTAATGCAGAAGAAGTTTCTCCAGCTTCTAGTAATTTATTTTTAAGCCCGCATGTCCTAATTAACTCATCAAAATTTTCTTGTGTGTTCTGTGTGTCGGACTCTGAAGCTTCTTTATTTCCAACAACGAAATTAGGTGGTTCTGAAAATAATAAATCAGCACTTGTTTGTGCTATATCTCCAGCTAAAGGTACATGTAACTGATGCCTGTCTATTTGCAGCTCTGTTGCGCCTTTTCTTGTCCAGAACATGTATCTTCTTGGTCTGTAGTCTTGCGGTACATCAGCGTATGTTTTCCTAAGAATTGCTGGGTCGCCTGCATGCCATGCGTTATGTTCTTGATAAACTCTAAAAATATGTTTGTGGTTCTCTGGCGGATATGCCGAACCATTTTCTGGTAATCTAAGCATCTAGTATCTCTTCTTTTTTTTAGCTTTTCCCTTTTTCTTAGCTTTCATCGCTTTAGGGTAGCCCTTACCTTTCGGCATTTTAACTCCTTGTAATCCAATGTCGCCAAATAGCGCCTAAACTTATACATGCGTATCTTAACGCATCTACTGCGTGGTCATTACGTTTTACTGGTTTATCTTCGCCACGTTCTTGCTGCTTAACATCCCAGACATAAGACTCAATTTCTTCTATTAGTTTAGTGCAACTATTGTGAACTAATAGTTTTCTTGAACTTAATAAGTTATACACTACTCTAATACCATCTTCAACTTTGTTGTTTGCTTTTGATATTCCTCTATGGTCATCTCTCCATAACTGTGTAATAAAAGAAGCTGCGGAAGGGTCAACATAAATTCTCTTTGGGTCATAATCCATTAAAAAGTTTTTAAGTTCTCTAGAGTATTCAGCATCAGATAATTGTTTTTGTCCTTTTGCCGAATCATAATAATATTCTTTGCAAACGTATAAATTATCATCTACACCTTCTCCTATAAGCAATGCACAAAATGGATTAGTTGTTCCATAGTCAATACCAACATAGTATTCTTTCATCTTTGGTAAATCTTGTACAACGTTTAAATCTCTTTGGAAGGTGTCATAGACTGCGCCTTCTGCCATAACCCATTCGCCATTAATAAATCTTCTATACCATAAACTACTTGGCGGCGCGTATTCTGCTTTTAGTGATTTAACATACTTTGGGTCTAGGGTGTGGTTATCATTTAGTTCAAAAGCAAAATTCTTAATATCAAGTTCTGCTTCTCTATCTAAGAAGTTCTTTTTAAGCCAATGATTAGGACTATCTGGGTTAGTTGTTAAAAATAATTGTGCATTAGGTACTCTTAAACGTGATAAAAGCATCTGAAAAAAAGATTCTGACCATAGGGTAACTTCATCTCCATAAGCGCCAGCAAGTGTTAAACCACGTATTTTTGCTTCAGCTCTCTCATCGTTAGCGCCTACGATATAGATAGTACGATTACCTATTTGTATTTCTCCAGAACCTGTGCGTGTGATAAAACTACCAGAACCATCAAGTAATTCAGATAAAACATCTATTACGTTACGTTTTAAGGTTCTTTCGGTCTTACCTATCATAAGCAAGTTACCACTAGCGCCATTTTGACAAAACTCTACCCAGCGTATTAATGAAGATATTGTCTTACCAGAAGATACTGAACCTTGCCAGATATTTATTCTTGCAGTTGAATCAAGAATAGAATCTAACTGTTTACCCTTCTGTAGATTTATCATTTCTTAAATCCTGTATTTGTTGTGCAAGTTCTTTTACTGGGTCATCAGTTGCAGTTGCAACATTACGTTCTGTTCTACCCCATTTATCTGGATATTTACGTTCTAATCGCCATGCAGCAGCAGTCCAGTTCTTTTGTGCTGCTTGTCCTATTAAACCAACTAACATAGCTTCTGCTTGTGCTTGTGCCTTTTTTACTGTGTCGGTAAATTCAACAAAAATTTCTTCCCTTTTGCGTATTCTTGCTCTATTTGACTTAGATACACGCTCTATTTCAGCGTTTCCACGTTTAAGCCACTCATAAATACTATCTCGATGAATACCAACTAATGCAGCAGTTGTTTCTATGTAATTACCAGCACGAAGATATTGTGCTATCTCATTAATTAATTCTTTTGTTAACTTTGTTGGTCTGCCTGCCATCGTTACGTACTCCTGTTACGTTAACCACTTAATCCTGTTAAGTGTTAGCTATCTGCTACTACCGCTAATCCCATCTCCCGCAGAACTTCCTGCGCTTTTGGTATATCGCCGCTTGTTGCATTATATAACATATCTGTCATCATTATGCACCCAGCGTTAAAAAAATCATTGCCTGTCATGCCAACATCGTTACGTTCCATAATTGGAACATCTCCAGATAAATAATAAGCATCTACGACTGATTCTCTAAATGCTTTAAACTCTATCTCATCTATGCCATCTTCATAAGCAAAATTAGCAGTTAAAAAAGCGATATAGGTTTGCATTGCTTCCTTTATTGCTGGCGGGAAGCTTATTTCGTTTTCGTTACTATCTGACATATAAAACCCAAATCTTCTAATTCTTTTTTAATATCTATTGCGTGTTCTTTACTCTCAACGCTTACTTTGATATAACTTGTTTCTTGTCCTAACTCATCATCAAATGTTAATGGTTTATCGTTAGCATGTAACATATCCATAATATCTTGTTGGTCAAAACCTGTACCAGATAGATTTTCTGTTGTTGCGCTTACTTCAGCTAACATTTCAAGTAATTTAGCTTCATTCCATCCGCCATCGATAGTTAGTGTATTTGAAGCGATTAAATACGCTCTTGCTTCCATATCGGTTTCAAATGCAACGTGAAGTGTAGGAACTAACCATTCTTGTGTGTCCTTCTCAACATCAATGTACTTTGGTAACTCTTCTGCATCTTTATACATAAATTGCAGCGCAGTCACTCTACCATGTCCAGCAACTAAAAAACCAGTAGTGTCATTTACTACTGGTAATTCAACAAATCCAAAACGTTTAATGCTTTGGATTATTTCGCCTATATTGTGTTCTTTAGGATTTTCTTCATCAAATTGAAAAAGATGTAATCTATCGTATGTTACCTTAGCTTTCATTTAACCATGTTAGCATCGGTTTCACAAATGCGGTTAAACTAGATTAACGCAGTTAGAGTTGCCGCTCATGTGGAGTGTTTACTCTACATCTCTAGCTGCGTTGCTAGCTTTACTTTAAATATTTACTAGGTTTAACTTCTAAACCAGCATCTATTTTTCGCCACATATCATCGAGTTGTCCGCTTATGTCAGATTGATATTTTGTTTCTAGCATTTTCAATCTAACTGATATATAAATCATTTTACTGACTTGATATATAAAGAAGCCAACAAACAATATTGACATCGCGTAAAAGATTCTCCAGTCAAATGACTGAATCATCCATGTATCGATAAATAGTTTTATCATTGTTTCTCCCTATTGAGTAACTAAGTACTTTTTAAACTTGTAATACTGTTCGCCAGCTTCAAGTTCTTTTAACAAGGTCTTTGCAGCATTAAATGTTAACGCGTAACCTTGTTGATATAATCTCTTAGTTTTACCTCTTGCGTACTTGTAGTATTGATAATACTTGTTCTTGTAGTATTCAAGACCATAAGTATCGCTTGTGTATTCTTCTTCGTAAAAGTAAACATACTCTAGTTCAAGCTTTGTTTGGTCTATGCTCTGTCTACTCTTTGCTGCTTCCTCTTGCATTTCTGTGTATTGATAGTAAGACATTGTGCCTTCATCTTTACCTTTTTTGTAATCGTAACCAGCTCTAAACGCTTGTTTAACAAACGCAACTACTTTACCATCTTTGAATATCTCTACATCAGCTGGGTACATTACAAAAGATAATGCGCCAGCTAAAAGATTATCGCCAAAAGAACTTCTGTCAACATCTTTTTCAGCTTCCATAGAACCTACAACTTTGTAGGTATATCCATTTTCTGTTAAGAAGTTAGCGAATTGTTGAAACGCTTTAGATTTCTTAAAAAGTATTGTTACTTTTTTATCCATCTTTTACCATCCTTCCTTACATTATTATTGTATC